CTCTCCCGTGCGGGGCAGGACTTGCGAAACAACGTGCTTGAGTGGACCGATGGCGGGGCAGAATTGCTTTGGACTGCGGGCGGCACAAGTCTTATCTGGGGTGATGGGGCTTACGATCTATATGGTTCGCCTATCACCGATAGCGGTTGGCCCAGCCTCACAGTTTCGGGCCTGCCACCATCACAGATCATCGCAAGACCTTCTGAATTGATCAGCGTCACAGACGGCACCACGACAGAAGAAGCCTATGTGCTGCGCCTTACGAGGTCAGATGCGGCGGGCGTGGCAACCATACGCACCGACAAGCCGGAGGCGTTCACGCTTTCTGGGCTTGTGAGTATCGGGCAGGCTGAAAGCGTTGTGTTCGAGGCATCTGGCGTTCCCCGCTCAGTGCAGGGCGTCACGGGAACCTTTGGCTATCAGTGGGATTTCCGCGAAGTGTTTGAGGACGAATATTCAGACGGTTTCACGGAGGTTGACCCGTGGGCCTGACGCGGGGCGCATCGGCGGGCCTTATCGCTGATCTGGGCGGGCATTTCTGTCCGGTCTTGCTCACATATGCCGATTGGCCGGGTGAACAGATATTCATTCACAGCGGAGCGGGTGCGCTGTCTTGGGGTGGTCAAACATGGATGGGCGCTGGCAAGCTGGTGCAATTCAACGCCCCGCAAGAGGCGGGCGGGCTTGCCACGTCTGAGGCATCGGTTCGGGTCGCGGCTACGGTCGAGGATATGCTTGCAGAGCGCGGCAAGATCATTCGCAACCGATCGGTCACTGTGTATTTCGCCACCACAACAGAAGCGGGCGGCAACGTCCTGAAAACTGACCCGGTTGAATTGTTCTCTGGCTACTTCGACAGCCGCACGGGATCGCTTGCGCGGTCAGATGGCGGCTTGGCGCATGACATGGTTCTGGGTCTTGGCGTCGGGCCATCGGCACGGGCGTCCGCGTCAATCACGCACAGCTATGAAGATCAGATAACCAAGTTTCCCGGCGATACGGCAGGGCGGCACGTCCAGAACGCCAGCAAGTTAAGGTTTAACCCGCAACAGTGGCCCGAATAACTGAACGGGCGGCTTTCGACGCTGCCTTTGATGCAATGCGTAAACGGTTCGCATGGGGCCTTCGCAGCGATTGCACGGCGGCGTGTGTGGCCTTCCATGCCCTGCACGGCGCTGACCCCCTAGAACGCTGTCAGGATGCCTACAGCGCACAAATAGGCGCGGCGCGCATACTGCTCAAAGCGGGCGGCTATCTCAACTGGTGCATGTCCACATTTGGACTGCCCAACCCCACCACACCAAACGCGGGCGACTTGGCCCTGATCAAAAGCGCAGACGCGTTCGGCGCGGCGCTGGCGATCTGCATTAGGCGCGGCGAATACGCCAGCAAAACGGAGGCCGGAATGGTTATTACGAAGGCCGAAATTATGGGGGCTTGGACATGCCGTTTCTAGCAGGCGCTGCCGCATTTCTGACCAATCTCGGCACAATAGCAATTTCCACAGTTGCTGGTGGTCTGACTTCGCTAGGTATTGGCGGCGCGGCGGCGTGGGGCGCGGCTTCTGCACTAGTCCAATTCGGCGTTTCCTTCCTGATCAACAGCGCAATCGGCGCGATCTTCGGGCCAAAGGCAGCAAAGGCGCAGGATGTATCCGCCGAACTTGCACAGCAAACCACAGCCCCACCTTATCGCTTTGTTTACGGCGAGTGCAGGGCAGCGGGAACGCCTGCGGGCATTCCGGTCAAGGGCGCAAACATTTATGGCGCTTGGATACTCAATTCGCGGCCGTCGGATCTATCCACATTCACGCTGTACCTGGACAAGCGCGAGGTCGTGCTAACGGGCGATGCCTTCGACCTAACCGGGCTAGGTGCGACGGCAACAGAGGCACCATTCCTCGACCATGTAACGGTCTGGATCAGCCGTGGCGATCACACGGCCCCGCCAACCGCATTCACCACAGACGCGGCCTATGTCGGCGGCAGTCGTGAGGACTTGTGGCAAGTGACAGACGCTTGGCAGGGCCGGACAATGATCTGGCTGAAGCTGAACGCGGGTTCGTCGGGTGATCGTCAGGAACGCTGGCCCGCAACGCCGCCAATGGTAGAGGTCGAGGGCCAGTGGTCGAAAGTCTATGACCCGCGCAACGTGGCACATGACCCAGATGATGCGGCGACTTGGGAATGGTCTGAGAACCACGCCCTATGCGTTCGGGATGCGCTGCGGCAGAACCCCATTCGCGTATATCGTGAGGGGCAGATTCACGCCTCTTTCAATGCTGACGGCCCGAATGATTCCGATCAATTGGTCACGCTTAAATCAGGCGGATCAGAAGCGCGGTATGTTGCGGCTGGCACGTTGGTTTTCAGCGAGGGCGAAATTGAGGACCAGCTAAACCCGATGATGGTTTCGGGCGCGGCTGACTTTATCCGCATCGGTGGCAAGCTGGGCTATGCTTCGGGCGTGTATCGCGCCCCAACAGCAACGCTGACCTACCTTCTAGGCGACGGCTTCGAGTTCCCCGACATGGTGCCGGGGGCCGATCTGGTCAATCAATTGCGCGTCACCTACCTGTCACCAGCACGCGGCTATGAAACGGCAGAATTGAACCCGTGGGACATTCCCGGCGCATTGGCTGCGGATGGCGGCATCCCCGCCCCAAAAACGCTAGACTTGCCGTTCTGCCCCTCGGCCACTCAAGCGATGCGGGTGCGTAAGATCACGGCGCTTCGCTTGCGGCGTCAAGAGCGGATACAAGGCGGCACGCTGCCCCCGGAGGCGTTTGACCTTGTGGGCGGTGCGACCGCAACCATGTCGCTGCCTGCGCCTTACGATGCCCTAGACGGTGTTTATGAAATTGAAGGCATCCACCCCGGCCTAGACCCCATCGGGGAATCTGGACAAGTCGCCATGCGCCTGCCTGCGTCACTGGTTAAACATGACCCAGCAATATACGATTGGACGCCTGCGACCGAGGAGGAGGACGTATTCAACGCGACGTATGAAAGCGCCCGCAATGGCACGGCGGTTCCCGGCACTCTGAGCGTTACCACGGGCGATGCGGTCAACCTTGGCACAAGCGGCTCTATCATCCCGCGCGTTCGCTTTGCCTTTAATCCGTCAACGTCAACGGTCACGACCTACGAATGGCAATACCGCGAAACGGCTGGCGATTATGAATCTGGCGGCTTTATTGGCGAGGACGTGCGCGATGGATCAAGCCAGGTGTTCGGCTATCTGATTGGCACGGCGGGCCAAAATTATGATATCCGCGTTCGGGCCATCGGGCCAAACGGTCAATCTGATTGGGTCGAGATTACGGGCGTAACGCCTGTTGTCGATCTGGTCATTGATGTTCCGATTGAGGGCGCGGCAGTCGGCGGCGCTGGTGAAATCACGGTCAGCTTTAGAACGCCAAACGATCCCGATTTCAGGGCGATTGAGTTCTACGGCAGCGACACAGACGACAGCGGCGCGGCCAGCCTGATCGGCACCGCCATTTATACCAGCCAAAACACAATTGTCAGCATCACAGAAAGCACCCTCGGCGCTTCTGTGACCCGCTATTACTTCGCCCGCTCACGTGGCGACTACGCCAGCGCATCGCCCTTCACGGCCAGCGTGTCAGCCACAACAGACCCATAAGGAAAACATCATGGCCTATACCCTGCCGACAACTGGCACCGATCCAAAGACAACAACAAAGGAGCTTCTTGAGGCGCTTATCGATTCGGCAATCGCAACGGTTTCATCGACGGGCATCAGTGGATTCATTTATGCGACCGACACGGCAGACGGCCTTGCGCGGACCAGTGACGGCGAAGGCTTTTTTACAGCATCCAGCCTGCAACTTATTTTCTGGCTGAATGATGCAGGCGCGGCAACGCAGCTTTCCGAGATTGGGACGCCGCTCACAGAGGTTCAGGTTAATGAGTTGCGGGCAAACTATGCGTCGATTGCCGCCGATGCCGTCCAAACAGGTCTGGACGTTCTCGCCACGGGTGCAGACGCCGCTCAGACTGCGCTGGACCGCATTGAAACTGGCGCAGATGTTATCACGTCGATCGGGCTTGTCGCAGATGCGCAGTCCGCCCGCGATCTTACCGAGACATATGCTGGTATTGATCACCGTGCCGCAACATGGGCCGCGCTGGCTTTGGTCAGCGGCTTAACTGGTGAAGTCGGATATGTCGGTCCCGAAGATACAGGGACGCACACCGACCCCATTGCTGCCGGAACGGTTGACAACGAAGGCGTTTATACTTGGGCGGCTAACGGCCTCGGATCGGCGCAAGCTGAGCGTATTGCGTCAACAGGTCTTGCAGGCCTCCAGACGCGGATTAACAGCGCGGAGGAAAAATTAATCCTGACAGATGCAGGGAACGCACTTCTTGGGGAGTTGACCGACACAGGTGTTTTGCCGAAACTGTCTGCGCTCTGGGTTCCTGCCACTTCACTTGAAGGCGCTGCGCTTTTTAATATTACTGAAAGTGCTGAGTATAAAACCACCAACTTCGGCGCGACATTTGAAACCAAAGTCGGTTTCACTGGTAACGGTTCTTCTGCATACCTCAACACCAACTATGAACCATTCTCTGACGCAGCCTACGGCCAAGACGATGCTCATGTAGGATTTTGGATTGCGGGTGCGAACGCACAAGAGGGCAAGGGCTTTGCTGGTATGCAGGGCGGTACGGGTCGCTTTTTGTTCCAACCACGTACAACGGGAAACGCGGCTTTAGTGCGTTTTAATAGCACAACCACAAAAGTAATAAATGACATTTTCGATAGCCGTGGCCACATGATCCTGAACAGGTCGGGCGCTTCGGCGGTCCAGGTGTACCGAAACGGCGGATTGCTTGCATCTGGAACGGAAGTAAGCGCCGTGAAACTGGCAGGAAACTTGTTTGTTCTTGCGCAGGACGCGGTAGGGACTAGCAACAGCGCCCGCACTGTTTCGGCGATACACGCGGGCAGCAGCTTGACTGCAACAGACGCTGCCAACCTAAGTTCTGCGCTGAACACTTATCTTGCCGCGATCCAGTCGATCCCAGAAATTGACCTGTTTTTTGTCGCGGCGCAATCTAACGCCCAACAGGGGTCTGCGACCCCGCCCGCACCGACAGTCATCAACGGCCTAAACTACGGGGGTAGCTCCAATCAATTGGAGGCGGCTTGGGGCGCGTTGGATACTGTCGGTTTTACTGCGAAGGGCGGGGCGTTTACTGGCACGCTGTGGCCAGCCTTTGCAAATAATTGGTTTCGGGCAACAGGACGCGTTGCCTGCATAGTCAATTATGCGCGTGGGTCAACAGCATTACTTGCGGCGGCGGATACCGGGTCAGGAAATTGGAGTTCGACTGGAACCTTGCGGGCCGTTGCGGTTGCAAAATTCAACAAGGCACGATCTGAAATTGCCCCGCTCGGCAAAATTGTTTCTCAGCGCGTTATCTACATGCAGGGCGAAACTGACGCGACCGAACACAACGGCACAACAGTGTCAGCGGCAACGTATCAAGCGGAACTAGAATTGCTGGCTGCATATTTTGAGGCAAACATTGCAGGGGGTATCGCTGAAACGGCTGTTATCCAAACGGGTGTGCATCGTGACGGCTCGTTTGCGACGGGCTTTGCAGCGATCCAAGACGCACAAAATGACGCATGTTTTGCCGGAAATGCATTGCGGCTGGTTAACACTGACGCAAAAAACCATGCCGACAAAATGGCCGACACGCTGCACTATAACCAACAGCTTTTAAACTATATCGGCGGTCGCGTTGCAGCAATAACCGCGTCTGGCGAAGAATTGGCGACATGATCACACAAGCGACCGGGGCAGGGTTGCAGCCCAAAGCCCCGATCTGACCACCACCAAAAAATTTAGGAAATTGATGATGGCTAAAAAGCACATACAGAACAGCCGTGCGATTCTGCAAGCGTTGGAGGTGTCCTGATGCCGCCAAGCCCGCAGTTAATCCCCACCATATCATTCGGCCAGGTGCTGCAAATCGGCATTCTCGTTTTCGGCATTGGCGCTGGCTATGCGATGCTCAGTTCGCAGGGCGAGGGCAACGAGGTGGCGCTTCGGATTGCCTCAGAAGAACGCAAATCCCTTGAAATACGTGTTCGCGGTTTGGAGTTGCAGAACGCCCGAGCCCAAGAACAGTACAGCGCGATTATCGGCATTCTGTCCAAGATGGATGCGCGGCTTGAACGGATGGAGGTTGATAAATGATGATTTCCCCCAAAATGGCTCTGGAAGTTGCCCACCACGAAGCAATGATCCGGCAGGCGTACAAGGATTCCGTAGGCGTCTGGACGTGGAGCGTTGGCCTAACGAGCGCCAGCGGTCACAATGTTGAGCGATACATCGGCAAGCCGCAGACTATGCAGAAATGCCTTGAGGTGTTTCTATGGGCGCTTGAGCGATACGCAGACGATGTGCGCAAGACATTCAAAGGTCACACCCTGACCGAAGCGCAGTTTACGGCGGCGCTGTCATTCCATTGGAACACGGGCCGCATTAAAACGGCATCGTGGGTCAAGCGATACAAGGCTGGCGACATCAGAGGCGCACGGGCTGCGTTTATGTTCTGGAACAAACCTGCATCCATCATCGATCGGCGGCAAGATGAATGCGACCTGTTCTTTGATGGCCGCTGGTCCGGCGACGGAAAAATGACCGAGTTCACCGAATTAACCAGCCGCAGAACGCCCAACTGGCGCAGCGGCGTGCGGCGTGACGTGTCTGGCATCATCGCAGACATTCTGAGCGGCCCCGTAGTGGCCCCGCCTGCGGATTATGCGCCTGACCCCCATGAAGCGCCCGTGCCGTTCTGGGCGGGGCTGTTTGCGGCGCTGATGCGGTTGCTTGGAAAGTGAAATGCGGGCCGTTCGCTAATTCGGCTATCCGCTGGACTTCGCTGGCCCCGATTCCGCACGGTAAACTGGGGGACTTCATCTGCGTGTCTGCTTTCCACGCCGCCGCATTTTACCTTCATAAGGTAACACACCCGAAAGGATTATCAATGAAATCTTGGCTAAAATCTCGCACAGTCTGGTTCAACCTCGCATCGCTTGCCGTCGCGCTGTCCGGCGTTGGCCTGATGTACGTTGGGCAGCTTGAACTTGACGCGCAGCAGGCAATGGCCGCGTCAATGCTGTTCACGGGCTTGCAGACGCTTGGCAACATCTATCTGCGTTCCATCACCAGCACGGCAATCAAGTGATCCGGCTGTATCTCGCCCTCGGTGGTATCGCGGCAATCGCTGCCATCATCGGGGCCGTCTATTTCATGGGCGGGCAGGCCGCAAAAGACAAAGCGCGAAACGACGCGCTTCAAGGCACAATCAACAACGCGGAGAAATTCAATGAAGGCGCTTCTAATCCTAACGGCGGTTCTTGGTTTGGGCGCTTGTTCCCCGATGCCCCCGGCTAACGGCGTGCCGTGCCTATCGCTTACACCGCGCACAGACGCGCTGCGGGCGGGCCTGCGGGCGCATCCTAACACACCAGAGGGGGTGGGCGGTCCTGCTGCCGATCTGGTGCTAGGCGTCGAGGCTGTTTGCCAGAAATAACCAAAGGAGTAAGGCCATGAAGCGACTTGTTGCAGCAATCGTTCTGTCAATCCTAGCACTGCCAGCGGCGGCGGAATGCTTTAACCGCGACCATTTGGCCGCATATCTCAAGGTCAAATACGAACTGAGCCTGCGGGCGTGGGGCTTGGACGACGCGGGCAACATGGTTGAATTATTTTACAATGATGGCGGCAACTGGGCGGTTATTGAAACCACGCCATCGCGCTGCGCAAAGGTTGCAATGCCGCACAAAGAAGGCGGGCGGCTGGTCGAGATTGCGCCCCCAAACTACATCACGCCTTTGCCGCAATATCTAAGCCAAGGGAGTGCGCTGTAATGCCTACGCCTCCACTGAGTGACGAACTCGCACGGGAGGCGCTGCAAGCCCTTTCTGAGCATGGTAACAAGACGGCGGCGGCGGATGCCTTGGGGATCAATCGCCACACCTACCGCTCGAGACTGATGATTGCCGAAGCGCGTGGCCTGCATGTTGATCCGGCCATCCAGGCGGGTATGGATGCGGTGGGCGCTAAGATGGTGCCAAACCTTGCTTGGATTAAGACGGGGCCGAACGGCGAGTTGTCTTATAGCTTGCAAATGAAAATGCCAACGGGCGACGATGTTGATTTTGGCGATATGGTGCGCGGCTCAATAGAGGACGCGCTAGGCGACAAAGCCCC